AGTGGCCTTGCTACGGGCAGCAAGGAGCATTTCATCGCTAATCTTTACTTCGATCATCCTCGTACTTCTCCTTCACCTTTTGCCACTCAGCCTGTTGCTCTGACCTACGTGGCGGATTGAATATTATGTAATCCTCCCCCCGCTTCCATACGAGGGGAGGTTTCTTTTTTTGCTTAGGCGGCATTCAAGTCCACCACTTCGCACACACCTGCAGTACAAGCGAGTTCGCGTGAACCGGAGGTGTTGTCCTCCCGCTCGTAGTCGGACAGGGCTTGCCAGTCAATCTCCAGCTTGCCGTACCGCTCTTGCCACTCAAGGTACTCGTCCGCATCGATGTCCTGATACGGTGCCTGTTGATACGTGTGATCAGAGTGTGGCAGGAATGAGACACCGGACGCAACGTCAAAGTTCTCGTAGACCCACGCACCCACGTCCATCCACTCGTGTTCCTTGACGGTGATGGTAACAGATGGCTTGTGTTCGCACCAGTGGATTGCGTACGTCTTCCACAACTCTAGCTGTTCGATAGCTGTCATCTGCGTCCGTGTCACAGCCGCATCAGGCGACTTCATGGCAAACGAGAAGACAGTAGTCGAGTCTGGTTTCATCACGTCAGCTTCGTTGTACACACCCTGTTCCTTGAGGAACTGTGTCAGCGGGTCTTTGTTGTCGCCACGGACTGTACGGATGTAGTAGTCATTGTGACGAGCGTGGATTCCGCTTGCGGCGTCCACTAGCTGAGACACAGTACCCGACGGCTTTACACAGGTGATAGCAGCCGACTGTGGGATTCCGAGCATGTTTGCATACTTGAGATTCGTATCGACTGCGGTCTGCCGCATCTCTTCGAGCCAACGAGGGGAATCGACGGTCTTGGACAAAATCGAGTGATCCATGATACCAGTCAAGGATACGCCCAACAAGCGTTCGTCTTCCGTGTTTGTCTTCCATACTTTCCTCAGATACTTGAAGTCGGTCAGTGTGGACTGCAGGGTGCCCAAGATGGTTGCAAGACGTACCTTGCGCTTGAGCGAGTCGAGCGTGTCGTGTTCGCGTACGACAACCTCTGACAAGTTGCAAAACTGATAGGGACGCAGGATGATCTCAGAGCAAGGATTGGTGCCCCACATGTGACCTGTCTCGCGCCGCTCATTACGAGCAACCTGTGCATCAGCCGCACCACGGTTGAAGATGCCACGCTCTCCTGACTTGGAATCGTACAGAGCCAGCCACTCGCGCATGAACGTACCCATCTCTGGCTTGCCTTTGTAGGCAACAGAGTTGTTAGCCAGCGCACGTTGACCCTCGTTCTCCCACCACGCACCAGACTTGGCGTGTGCCATCTGATCGTCGTTCAGGTTCGACAGGGAGATCAGGGCAGAGCGGCGTACACCACCGACCACAACGATCTCGCCGATCTTGCACATCAGGTCGTGACACTCAATCGGGAAGAGGCGACGGCCCTGTGCCTTCTTGAACAGTTCTACGGTGAACTTGAACAGATCGTCAAGGGGGCCGGGGCCAGAGGCACGACCACCCATAGTCTTGAGACGTTCACCGGATGCGCGTACGTCTGACAAGTCCCACATAGGAATTTGTCCTGCGTAGAGTAGCGCAATCAACTCACGCAACGACTTGGCCCACCCCGGCTTGGAGTCACCCACTTTAATTACAGTATCTGTGTCGTGCATTGCGTCACTAACGACAGGCAGCTTGTCCACGTTCTCACGCTCGACAGAGAAGCCTACACCTGTACCGCACATCAGGATGTACATGCACTCGTCGAACGAACGAGGGCTGTCTACAGGGATGTAGCTGCAGTTGTAGCCACAAATATTATCACGAGCAAGGGCTGGCCCTGCTGTCATCATCGCCCTCATGGACGGCATGATCTCCTGTCCGATGATGGCATCACGAATGTCTTCGATGTCCTTGGCTGGCAGATCGAACTGATGCTTACCTTTGGCCTGATAGACCATGAACTTGAGATACCGATCTACGGTCTCGCTCCAGTCCTCACGGCGTTGCTTGTCTTCAAGCCAACGCGCATAGCGGGACTTGTGAATAAATTGTTGGTATGGTGTGGGTAGCATATTATCCACGATTTCTCTCCTCAATAAGTTTATCCAAGTACCACTGTGCCTTTTTCAAGTCCTCGACACCATTCTTGTAGCGATACCGCCACAGGTACTTGATTATGTTGCCTTGCAGGTAATACTCATAGCCTTCGTCCGTGGCAGCACGGATGGCTTCGATGCACTCAACACCTGCCTGATTGTAGTGCGGCGGACTGTTTACCATGTCCGCTTCTTTTGCCTTCATCTTCATGTATGCCTCGTGTCTCATGGATTCTGGGCTGATCACCGATCATCTCCGCTGCCAGTAATCTTACCAGTAGCCCTGCGAGACTTCAACTTGTAGATGTTCATTTCTGCAATCTGTTGCAGATCGAACCCCAAGTCGTTTGCGAGAGCAGCACAGTACCACATCACGTCGCCGATCTCCTTGGCGATCTCCGCAAGAAACCGTGCATCAGTTCTGTCATCGCGGTAAATCTTCTTTACCTTGTCAGCAACCTCACCGGCTTCACCTGCGAGTCCGAGTGCAGGATACACGACCTTCATGTGTTCTGGGTAGATAGCAAACTCACGCGCTTGCATCTGGTAGTTGTTGATCGTCCAGTTGTCTTTCATCACTGACTCTTACCAAAGTTTATCTTGACGATGTTTGTGTCGGGATCATGCTTGATGTCCACGCCGTTGCCTGTCTCTTCGATCATGGCTTCCTGTGTTGCCTCGAAGGCAAGTCGAGCCAGACCCGCTTGCATAACTCGCTCGAAGTCGTTCTCCATCAACTCGACGAGACCGGACAGGATCACAGTACCAGCGGGGATGTACTCGTCATCCTCGTCATCCTCTGTGGTATCGTAGGCTGTCATGGCTACGTGATCGTCGTCGTCACCCTGCTTGAAGATCAGGTACCACCTGTCTTTTAACAGGCTGGCACGTTCAAGTGACATTCCAATTTCATTTTCGTCCATTCTTGTACCACTCCTCTGGTATGCTGCCCTCTGACCACTCGAAACCGTGACGGTCAGCCCAAGCACCATACGTGGTCTTTGACCCCTTGTAAATCTTGTTTCGTGCGTTCTGGAAGAGAATGCGAATGTCGAGGTCAGGGTTCTGTTCCTTGACTAGCAGCATCTTCACACGATCGTTCTTGTCGAACTTGCCCTTAGCTTCGACGTACACGTCTGTGCTGGGGAAGTAAAAGTCCGGAGTATATGTCCGGGGCTTTGGCACAAAAGTTACCTTACGGTTTTCGTACTCGAAGATCACGCCCCTCTCCCGCAACGATCTCGCAATGTTCAACTCAAAGTGAGACCTGTATCCACCCTTGTTCTTCACAGTACCATTCCTATTGAGTCCATTCGCTTTTTTAGGTAGCCGCCCAGTTTTGGGGACAGTCTTTGTATACTGTCTAGTTCTCTTGACAGTGGCGATATCGGCACACAAACATTTGCTCCGTTGTAGGATAGTCGGCTGATGTTTTGCAACTCAAGTTCTACCTGCCTAATGTCACGTGTCTCCGTGTCCGCAGACAGGAAGCCCATGTCAGGCGAGAAGTTCTCACGCAGGGTAAGGGGCAACCCTCGCTCGTTCTGGCGAAGGTATGCCACCTTGCGTTCCCCACCGGCTTGCAAAACAGACTCGACAAAGACGTGACGGATGTCTCTGTTCATCTCCATCAAGTCGATGTCGTAGTCACGTACAAAGATGTAAGGCATCACAGTTCCTTTTTCTTGAGGCGACTGTACCAGACCTTTGGCTTGTTCTTGGCGCGGGACGTTACCTTGTCGTGGTACACAGCCTTGGGCCAGCAGTAGTCTTTGTGACCGCACATGCTGCACTGTTTTGCAAGAATCTTGTTGCCCGTGCGGACATCTTCCCCATCCTTGCGGTACGTCTCGAACTCGTCCTTGAAGTCGATTGACGGTTTTACGTCAGGGTCTGTCAAGATTTTGACACGACGTTCTGCATCCTTGAGGTAGTCAGCCTTGTCGTCCTGCGACCAGTCCGGCACCTCTACGATAGCTATCTCGCCGCTCGACTTGTTGACCACGATCCAGCCGCCAAAGGGTAGCCCTGTGGCCTCTGCATACAGGAAGCCCTGCATAGCATAGCCGAAGGGATCGTCTCGCTTGATTGCATCGTAGCCGCCAGCACCAGTGTACTTGTACTTGAATGCCCACTCGCTTGCTGACTTGATATCCCAGACCTTCTCCTCGCCAAACTCATCACGCAGGATTACGTCAAGTGTACCCTTGATCGTGTGCCCTGCAATCTCTAGTTCAACTTTTCGTTGGAAGTCTACGATCTCGACACCCGCCTCGCGTAGTGCCAACATCAGCACAGCCTCGCTCAGATCACCAAACAGGAAGCGGAACATAGAGTTGTACTCCATGTCCTCCTTGTGGCCCTCTCGCTCCAAAAGTTGCTGACAGAGAGGTCGTCCGAGTCCGGACATACGAATACGATAGCCCTCGTCACCCCGCGTCATCTGCTTGGTTATGGCCTCGTTACAGTCTTTTGTGAATTGTGTGA